TTTTGTGAATTATCACTTCTATAATTTTTATTTTTTAGCCATTGTATTATATCACTAGCTGTCATACTTTCATTACTATCACTAATAATTGTTATTAATAGCCTAATATTTGTAAATATACCAGTTATATTATGTTGATATAATTGTTTACCGCCAACGGCGTTGCCATCAAGCGTTAAGCCATTACTATCTAATTTTAAAGTATGGTCTTTTGTTTGCATTTCAATATATGCTTTATCACTATTTGCTTCTTTTAAAATCTTAACATAAGCATTATATTGTGCGGATTCGCCTGCTTGATAATCCATTTGTGCGTAATTTTTATTTAATCTAAATCTTGCTTGTCTTAAAGTTGCACCACTTCCATATTTTACTTGTTGAATATATGTTCCGCTTACTATTGCAAATGTTTTAGTTCCATTTTCGCTTCCTAAACTTTCTTGTTTTAGTTCATATAAAGGTAGTTTAGTGTTGATAATATCTGCTACATCATCTTGTAAATCATCAACATCATTTTCTAGTTGTGATATCTTTAAGATTGCTTGACTTGAAATTGTTGAAATTGCTCCTATTGTTGATATTGCTGTGATTTTATCTACTAAAATATCGCTTGGTATATCAGTTGCATAGAAAGTAATTACTCCTGTTGCATTGTCTAAAAAGATTTCACTTGAAAGTAAAGAAGTATCGCTTAATGCGTTAAAGATTACATTTACATTTTCAGCACCTTTTAATAAATCACTTTGATATGTTGCTTTATATGGATAAAGATTAGAATAACTATCGATATTAGAAGTCCAATCAGTAGAAAGAATTGTTAAAGTAGGCTCTAAATTAACTACTACATTTTCTACGCTTTCTACAACCTCAACTCTATTTTCTAGTGCTTCTAAATCACTTTGATTTGCTTTATTTGATAAGATTGTTAGAATATCAGCACCCTCTGGAAAATTATTAAATAATGCCAATAAATCTTTGATTGTATTTACTGTTGTATCACTTGCATCAGTATCTTCTAACAATGCGTAAACTTCATTAATCTTTTGTTTTGTTTCGTTATAATCAGTTAAACTTGCATAATTAGTTTGTAAGTATAACCATAAGCCATAAGCATCAACGTATTTATTTTGTGCGTTTTGACTTGGACTATTAACTATTCCATAGTTCTCTACGTTGCCTAAACCTACATCGCCTTTTGTTAAAGTTCTATCTTGGCTTAAATCATAACCATTGATTGTTGTTGTTTTATCTACCTTACCATTTAAGGCTGTTTCAACAACGCTCTTTAATAATGTTAATTGTTCTTCATCATAAGAGCCATTATTATAATTTGATAGTTTATAGAAAATAGCACCTTTTAACATTGTGTATTCAGTAGCATCATCGTTTTTATAAGGCATTAAATAGAATTGTCCGCCATCATATTTAACAATCAATACCCAACCATCATAATAAGTTGCATTGTAGTTTTCAAAACAACCGCCTATTGCTTGTGCTTCTGTTCCGTTAGCATAATCTGTAATAGTTTTAATTTGTTTATCATTGATTAAGCCTATTACATAATCTATTGCTTCTTGTTCTTCCATTGAAGCATCATTTGTTGATTCAACACCTTTAATAACATTAAGTGTTGCTGTTGTATAAGTGCTTTGTTTAATAACAACTATTGTGCCATTATTATTTGCACTATATACGATATAAGGCGTTAAGAATAATTGCCCTATAAAGTTTGTGTAGCTTATAGACAACTCACATTGCCATTTAATATAATCTACACCATTGATTCTTATAGTTTTTGCACTATAACAAATTAAACTTGGTAATGTTGTTATTGATGAGCCTATTTTCTTACTTACAGCAAGTTCTACGCTATAATTTTCTTTTCCTGCAAACTCGCTTACAGGTATCAATACTCCAACACTTACGAAGTTGTGTGAATATTCTGGTATGTTTCTATCAATAAAATCTTTTACGATAGCACCATTACCAATTATGAATTCTTTATTAATCATTTTTTGCCCTCCTTTTCGCTATGATTAATTTATATTAAAAAGAGGGCTTTTACACCCTCTTAATAACCTTATCCCTCGTAAAATACGAAAATTAAACGTTCCATCTTATCTTTCTTTATACCTGTTAAAGTTAGAGTTGATCCATATATACTTATATCGTTTCCCTCACTTAATGGTATAAATGGTAGTCTTGAATAGTTAGATATATTTAAACTATTGTATCTATCGTTAGTGCATGCGTAAACGTTCATATCTTCTTTATATCCGTTTGTATCACAATATCTTAAATTAACATTAACTATTGTGCTTGAATATTTAGTCCTTTCAATATCTACCGCATAATTATCTTTGCATCTAACTACTTTATGAAACTTATTGTTATTACCTATTTTAATAGCTTCAAAAACACAATAACCCTCTTGACTATCATTTGTTTGTTCGGTTTGATTTAAAGTGAAATCATCCCAACATTTTATAAAAATCTTATCCCAATTTGTTAAACTATTTATTTTAACTAAAATATATCTATCTACATATTGATTTAAAGGTATTCCGTAAAGTCTTTTATCACGTTTTAATTGTATATCTACATTACTTGCGTTATAGTCTTTTGAAAGTTTATATTTAACCTTTAATAAGTCCATAGAGTAGTTTTCTATCTCTCTTTGTGTTATAGTCCAATCATTACCGCCTAGTGTGAAATAATCGCCTAGATTCCATAATGATTTTATTTGTGAATAAGTTTGTGTTAAATCTACCATACAATCAATAGTCATTTCTTTATTACCCATACGATTAATAAATGATTCTTGACTATCAAAATACTTACTAGCATCTACTGTTCTGTCATTTTGATTTTTCAAAACGGATAAGTTTTTGCTATTTGCTTCTAATCCTGCTACATTATCTTTTTCTATTTTAACTACACTATCACAATAAGGTTGATAGTTTACACTAAATAAAAAGTTTTTTCTTTCTCTATCATCACTAAAATATAAAGGTTTTGCACTTACGCCATCCCAATCAGCACCATATAAACTATCTAATGTATTTCTTGTAATTCCATCGTAATCAACGTATGTTTCTGGAAAAAGATGCCACTCTATATCGGATAACGCCCAACTACCACCCTTTAATAAAGGTGTTTTTCCTGCTAAAATCATAGGTTTTAATGGTGTTGTTGAGTCTAAACCTAAATTACCTAAACTATCTAAAATATTATAAATAGCTGTATTGCTCCATAATGGATTGGCTTTATAAGATTTATAAAGTCCATATATTCCTTTTTCGCCTCGTTTAAAATACAAACGTTTCTTTTGTTCTTTAACAGGTAGTGCATCAAACACATCTTTTTCTACGATAAATTCTGTTATATCTATTGGCAAACCTATATTTAATCTACTACCATAAATAGGAGCAGGATACTTTAATGTTGCATGATATCCGACTAATACATAAACTTTATTTAAAGTATAAATTGGCTCTTGTGTCATAATAAACCAATCTGCACTATCATCTATTGTTAAATCATCATTTCTTGCAGGAAAATATGATTGTTGCACGTTGTCTTTACATACCGCATTTGTAATTAGAGATATGATGTTGCCACAAGCAAGCTCACTATTACGAGTGATAGACAAACCTTTAACCAATTCTTTGACATCATCTAATCCTCCACTTTCTATATCATTTGCACTATTAACTAATTGTGTGCCTTTCTTTTCTCTTTTTTCAGCTTTTAAATTTATTGTTGTGATATTTCCATTAGAAAAAGAAAAGTCATACCCAATTATCAAACAATCTACTTTATCTAACATATCATTAAATATTTCTCTTGCGTTTACTTGTCCGCTCCATAGAAACTCGCCTGTTTCAGTTGTATAGATTAAACTAGCATTGCCGTTTGATATAGTTATTCCATCAAACTGTAAACTTATTGCGTTGTTCCCATATTCTCTTGCTTGTTGAAAATTAATTTTTTGCCTAACTCTATCCATTTGACTATATAATGTTGCCACAGGATATGTTTCAGCCATTCCATTTATGATTATGTTTTCAAGCAATTTTGTAGGGCTTACACAACTAATTTGATATAGCCAATATTCGCCCTCCCAAGTTTCTACAAGTCCAAACAAACAAAATACTTTACTTAATATTTCTACATTGCCCTGTAATATTTTATAAACTATTCTATCGTTCTTTTTTAAGTCTTTTCTTGAAGTAGATTTTATTTGAAAATTAAGTTGATCCAATTCTTCATCTAATGTATCTTTTGTAGGAGCAGAAAAAATGAAATTACTTTGTTCTACATCATTTATAAACAATTTAACCATTTTATCTACCTCCATTTATACTTGCATATTGTGTTCTAGCCATCATTATTTCACTTTGCACTGAATTACGATGTATTGTTCTATTCCAAGTCGCATATTGTAAGCCTACATTTACGCCCTGTCCTATAATAGATGCAACACCACCAATCCAACCACCAACGGCAAAACCCATACCAACACTTACACCCATGTTTATTAAATTCATTGTTTCATTGATTTCTACTTGTGCGTTTGAATCTTGCATTATATCGCCATAATTATTTTTATAATAATTTGCTACACTTTTAACCGCTGTTAATACACCTAAACCTACTACTGCATTTTTTAATGTTAAAAGTCCATTGCCACCACTTTTTTTATCAGTCGGTATTTCAGGTGTATTAGGTGTAGGTGGATTAAAAGGTGTATCGCTACCATCTGGATTTATTGTATTAGGTGTTTCTAAATCCATTTTGTGATTTGCTTTGGCAAATATTACCATTGCAGTAGTTCCATCATCTGTATAACTTGCCATACTATGCACCTACCTTAAATTGTAATGATAATACATTTTCGCCTGTGTTCTCATCGTAAATGTGTTGCCCTCTCACGCAAATTAAACCGCTTATTGTTTTAACTTTTGTGCTTACTGTTGATTTAAAAGTATATTTTTGACTTGAAGCCTCATAACATTCATCAAATAATTTGTTAAATAAGGTATCGTGTGCTAGTTGTCCGTTTAGCTCGTAAATTAATACAATATTTATAGATAGTTGATTATTTGACTTTGTAAATAACATTTGGCTTGGATCACTCAAGTTTTTATCCATACCTCCAACGGCTTCTTTAACACAATATGGTTGTCTAGGTTTAACCTCAATATAATTAGTGCCATCAAGTGAAAGTTCATATTTACATCCATAAACTACATTTTCGCTAAATTCTACGCTACCATTCATAGTAAGTAAAACAGCAAAATCACTTTCTATTGCACTAAATGGATTACTTATTGTAGGGCTTGATAAAAATATCTTACAAGCATAATTGCCTAGTGTTTGATATGTTCTAGTTAAAGCCTTAAATAAATCATCAAATAGTTTTTTAGCTACTTCATATCCGTTTGGCTCACTTTGAATATTAATAACAAAACTTAAATTATATTTATTTTCTAAATCGTTGTTTTTTGTTGCACTTCCAAAAATGATATTAGCATCTATTACTTTGCTTTCTGCACTCATAAATTGATAATCTAACTCATTATGAATAACACAAGTATAACCATCATAATATGAGTTGTTTTCTATAATATCATCTGCTGTATCTTGTATTAAATTAACTATTGCATTATTTACCATTTAACTTGCACCCCTTTTCCACTTGCTAATCTTGATACATCGTGTATAGCTTCATCAAACCAATGGTAATTTGGATTTTGTTTTCCATGCCATCTAGGGCTAATCCAACGCTCATTTGTATAAGGTGTATAATATGCTTGTTTATTACCTGCATAACAAACAACTTGCGACATACCATTATAAGATTTATTCTCTATTCTTATTGTGGATTGTAATAAACCTCTTGCATATCTAATAGGTGGTTTAGGACATCTAATATGTGCGAATACCATAAATTGTTTAGCTACAAGTAAAACATCTTCTTCTATACCTTTGTTATAATTTTCATAGTATTCTTTTTCCCACCATAGCATAATTAACACCTCACATTTAAAATAGTTGTTATTATTGGTTTTCTTAACATTACTTGTTGCTCGTTGTCATCTTGTTGCGATAAACTCTCTATCATAAACTCTTTACCATCAAAAATGATTTTCCAATCAATATTGATTTCATCTTCTTTTAATGAGGTTGTTTCAAGTGTTCCGCTAGTTTGTTTTTTTCTTCTTCCCATTACTCTATCTTCTGTTGTTTGAAATGGTTTTGTTTCTCTACAAAAAATAATTTTATCAGTAGGTTGCCAACTAATCGCTTTCTTTGTTGCACCCTCGCCCTCATATATAGGCTCTAATAGTTCACATTTTACAGGATAATCATTTTTACCTTTTAACCAATGATTTAACATATTACCACCTACCTACAAAAAAACCGCTTCTACCTTTAAAGCCGTTTACTATAATGCCATGTTGCCTTAAAACAGCGATTATATCTCTTGTTGCATTATCTAACTTTTCGCCACCTAATGCTTCTAAATCGCCATGTAAACAACATTGTAAGCCATAATTACATACAGCGGTTTTAACATCTTCAATTTGATCCTCGTTAAGATTTCCATTGATACAGTTATTAAATCTACTAGCAACCTTATATACATATTTTTCCCATCTTAATAGTTTTGCATCTGCTAATCTATCGTTAGTAATGCCATCTTCTCTTAAAATTGCTACTAAATCTTCGCCTGTTCTTTCCGTAAAATCATTTTGTGTTATTTCTATCATATTTAAACCTCCTTTTTAGCCGTTTTTAGAGGGTTTTAAGATTAATCAAATACTTTATGGCTCTTTAGTCCTAAACCCTTTATAAATTGCTTAAATGTTTGTCTTTCTATAATTGGCTCTCTGTCGCATTGCATCGCTCTTGCTTTATTCATTGCATCAATAAAAGTAATATCATTTATAAAATCATATATTCCCTCATATTGATTGTAGAAAGCCTTAAATTGTTCCATTGCTTCTTTATATGATGGACTTTTCTTAATTGCTTCACTCTTAAAACACTTTTGTTGAAAGTAGTAATAAATATAACCTAAACTTTGTAATGCGATATTTAATATAACAAATTCTATTCTTTCATCTTTTCTTGCTTTTAAGTTATTTAAACTTGTTTTTGTTGCTTTTATGTAATCACAAAAATATTTTGTGTTGTATTCTTTATCATTTCTTCTTGTAATTGAGTTTTCATTCCAACGCCATACATAAGTTATTTCTTTTGAATACTTAACTTTATCCCACGCTAACGCAAATGCTAGATTGTTAAAATAAGCATCTTCACAATATCTTAAATGTGGTTTAAATGAAATCTCATTTTTAATTAAAAACTCTCTTTTATACACTTTGCCATGCATCCAAGTTTTATCATTAAAATGTGGTAAGAATATTCTTTTACCATCGTTATTGTCTTTATTTGTATCTTCTAAAAATCCTGTTGATAAAATCAGTGTGTCATCATCTAGCAATAAATCTATTTTAGATAAAGTTTTTACGCTAAATAAATCATCATCATTATCTATGAATAAAACATAATCGCCTTTTGCTTGTTCTATTCCTACTTGTCTAGCTAGTGCTACACCTACATTTTTCTCTAATTTTAAGTATTTTAAATCCATTGTGTAATTTTCTATACCCTCTACACTAAAAGGGCTAAAATCGTCAATAATAATAACTTCATAATCTTTCTTATTAAAATCTTGGTTTTCTAATGTTTGTAATAAACGCATATTTTTTGATAAGTCGCCTGTCTTATCATAATGTGGAATAATTACACTAAATCTCATATTCTTTCCTCCTATGTATAAAATTAAAGAGGGCGTATAATAACACCCTCAATAACTCTATATTTAATTTAATTTTATGCTTCTGCTTTCTTATGGCAATAAATTGCTTTATATCCTCTTTCTAATACGAAACAATCGTGATACCAATTTAAGATTGCTCTATTAGCTCTTGATAATACATTTGCTTTGTAATCAATAAACTTGTTATCGTATAATTTAACAGGAGCTACAACATAGCCCTTATCTACGATTAAGAAGTTAACCATTTGATGTTTAGTTGAGTTGTAAGTTTTTGCTTGAATCTTACCGCTTGTTGCGTTATATTCAGTTCCTACTGATAACATTGAATCTGGAACAATTACAACTTTCATACCATCAAATGTTTCAAATGTATAATTTCTATCTACTGTGCCTACGAATCTTACAGGCATAGCTCCTTTTGCTAACATATAGCAAGTTGCTGAAATGTATAAAATACAATTCTTTAATTTAGATTTTGCATTTAATTGTGATGCTTCACCTACGCAAATTGCATCAATTACAGCTTGTCCGTTAGATAATGTAGCGGTAGCATTTACACCATTTGCAACAGCTGTTTCAGCGATAACACCTAATCTATACATATCCATTTCTTCTGTTGCTTCAATAGCTGAATCAGCCATAGCACCTGCAACTGCTGTTTCTTTTGATTCTTCATTATCCATTTCATCAATATCAATACAGATATATCTATCTTGTGTTAATGTCATTGATTGCCATGTTAAATTGAAGTTAGATGCATTATAACCAACTTGTCTATTATAAGCACCAATAGATGCGATATCAGGCACAGCAACCTTTACACTGTTTCCACCTGCCCAACTATATTTAATTTTGTTTAGGTCTTTTGTTAATTCGCCTAATGTTAATTTTTCTTCAAACTTTGCTAAATAATTACTAGCTAATGAAATTGTTGATGCCATATTTTAATCCTCCTATAATCTAAACATTTCGTTTATTTCTTTTTCTTTCTTTGCTCTTGCTTCTTCGTATGGATCAGTTGTTTGTCTAGTTTGTCCTATTGAGTTAATACCTGTTTCAATTTCAACTTTCCATTCAGGGTGTGCTTCACACATAGCAACGATAGATTCTTCGTTTACTTCTTCCCCACGCCCTTTAATAAGTGCGATAACATCTTGTTGATATTTCTTATCAATGCCTAGTTCACTCATCTTATTGACTTGCTTAATTGCTGTTAGTTCTTTTTGGCTTTCTTCAAGTTGCTTTTCTCTTTCAGCGATTAAACTATCTTTTTCACTTAAAGAAGCATTTAGTTTTTCAAGTTCATCATTATTTTGATTTGCTTGTTGTTTAGAAGCTTTACGCATTCCCTCTGCAATAGCATTTTTCTTAATTTCATTTACTTCTTCTTGCGTATAAGTTCTAGTCGCCTTTTCTTCGCTTGTAGTAGGTTTTTCTTCTACGCTTTCTTGTTGCTCTTGCATTTGTTCTTGTTTAAGTTCTTCCATAATTTCCTCCATTTACGCATAAGGTTGCGATATTCTCTTATTTTACGCATAAGTGCGAATTTTTTATAAAATAAAAAGAGGTTTTAACCTCTCTTATTTAACTTATTACATTTGCTTTTGATTGCTTTTGCACTATTCTTTCAACATAGGCTTTTGCATCTTTTAATTTATTTGTATTTCCTACTGACTTGCCATCTTTATATATAGAATAAAAGCCGTTATCAACACTACGGATTTCATATCCATTTGCTTTAATAACATTTATTGTTCCCTTTCCATAAGGGCTTTGTATTTTTCCTTTTTCCCAATTTAAAGTGCTTTGTGTATTGCTAATAGCATCTTGTTTTAATTGTTCTTGTGTTTTTCCTGTGCCTTTGATTTGGTCTTTTGCTTTATTTAAAGCATTTAATCTATTATTTAAACTTTCTTTTTCGTTGTAAGCATCAGTATAATTTTTAGCTTTTATTGTATCTCTTTCTACGCTTTGTGAAAATTGTTTTTTTCTTTCAGCACTCCAACCACTACCACCAACACCTAGCGGAAAATCTTTTGATAAGTTATCACTCATTTTATTATTACTCATAATTTTTTCTAACCTATCTATTTCTCGTTGTGTCTTTTCTATTTTGTTGTCTAATTGTGCTTCATTCATATTTTCTATTTTTAAGGCATTTGTAGGAGTTAAATTATCGTTTTTTTTTACGCCTGTTAAATCATCATCGATAATATTGGCTTTGTTGGATTTTGCTTTACCGCTAATTTCGTTTTTCCCATCAATCCATTTTTTAGCTTCTTCTTTTGTTTCGAAAATTGGCTCATATTCTTTATTGTCATCATAAACAATATAACCATCACCAAATGCTTTACTAATAGTATGTCCTTCGTATGCTTCTTCATCATCATCTATACCTTTGTTCTCTACTTTATCTAAATAATCAAACATTTCTTGTGGATCACTATAAGTTGCTACAATGTCTAAAAATTCATCTCTTTCTTTATCGTTGTTAAACTTTAATTCGCTAGTTGCTTCATCCATAAGTTTATTTGATTCATCTATATCTTCTGTTTCAATGGCTTTTTTAATCTTTTCTCTTGGTGTAAGTTTCTTGCCTTTATTTTCAACGGCTACGCTTTTGTTTTCAGTAATAACATTTGCTTTACTTGATTTCTTATCACTTGCTGTAAAGTTTTTGTTAGTTCCGTTTGATGTTCCATATTCTCCACTAGCATCTCCGTTGCCCTTTGGTATATAATCTTGCATTTTACCTGCTTTGTTTAGTTTTTGTGGCATATCTATTCCTCCTATCCGCCTATTCCTAAATCGTATGTCAATCTTTCTACATCTTCCCTATTATATTGTCTAGGTAGATTATATTTTTTACAGAGATTATCAAGTAAGTTATTACACTCTTTTATTCTAGCGTTTACTTCTTTTAAATCTCTTTTTAAAGTGTGATTATTAGTTGCATACTTTAATTGCTCTTGTAGTATTAGTTTACGGCTTTTAAGTTGTCTAATTTCACGCTCTAATGCTCTTTGTGTTTGTAATGCTTTGTAATTCTCTTTATTATACTTACCATTTGATAACTCTTTATCTTTAAGTGTTTTCTCTCTATGCTCGGCTTCATTAAAAGTAATCGGTGTGAAATAATGCCTACAATTCCAACGTGTAGTTAAAAATACACCACGTTCCCTTTTTTCGCCATTTTTAAGCGTGTAGGTATATTTTATCGTTCCATCTATAATATCTTCTATAAAGTCAATATTTTGGCTTTTAATAATGCTTTCACACTCTTTAATCTTATCTTTATCTTTTAATACGCTTTTATAGTCCTTTACTACATAGATTTTTCCCTGTGCGTTGCAATGATCCTCCGCACTATCTCTTAAACTATTGCATATAAAGAAAACAAAACCATTATTTTTGCTTTCGTTAATTGTTATAGCTGTTGCCTCACGTTGTAAGAAAGTTCTTAAATCTCTTTCAAGTTCTATTCTTCTACGCTCATTTAATGCTCTTTTATCAGGTTTAGCATTGTAAGTATCTATAATGTCTTGTATTAAAGTTTCTTTATCTCTTTTGATACGTTCTTCTTCTGGTAAGTTTAATAATTCATCAAGTGTTTTGTTATGCTTTTTCTCTATGTCCTCTCTTAAATCGCTATAACGCTTAATTTCGGCTCTTTGCATAGTTTCCGCACTCTCGTTTATTTCTTCCTCTAAAAGTTCCTTAAATGTCTTATTTTCTCTTACTACACCATCTTGTAGCATCTTATCTTCTAATAAGTTTTTATCGGTTTTCTTAAAGAAAGTTTTTATACTATCATTTACTACTTTATTTGATATATCATTGATTAAGTTTAATTTCTCAAATATTTTTTCTTTCTTTCTTAAAAATAGCCATGCAATAGCCATTTCATAGGTGTAATAGTTCGTATCCTGTGCTTTCTTCCATTCCTTATACCCTAAATCGCTCTTACGAAGTAGCCATTGCATCCTTAACTCGTTTAAGTTGCTGTCTATATCTTCCCATATTCTTTGTATGGCATAAGCTAACATAAGCCAACTTGTAGATACAAACATTATTCGCCCTCGCTAAAATTGAAATTAAACTTATTTTTTTGTAATGCTTGTAATAATGCTTCTTTTTCTTTATCTTGGCTTTCTTGTGATTCATCGCCATAACATTCAGTAATAAATCTATCTACGCTTAATACACCACTTAAAACAGCATCTTTAAATTCGTTTATCTTTTCGCTTAATGTAGGTGTTGCATAATCTTTAAACTTAACTTCGATTTTGATTTCTTCATATTTGTATTTTCTATCACGCATTAAGTTATCACACGCAATTAAGCATTTTGCTAAATCTTCATAAATAGGTATTAAATACTCTTTATAATCTTTAAGTGTTTGTATTGTGATTTTCTCTTTTTCTCTTTGTGCTAGTGCATTATCTTTACGGCTAACATCAAAACCAAATGATGCAGGGCTTATCCATCCATTTAATGCTCTACTTACATTTTCTTGACTTTCTACACTTAACTTTGAGAAATCTATATTATAAAATACAGTAGTTATTCCTTTTGCTTGTTCGCTATAACTACTAGCACCTTTATATAAAATAAATTGCTTACCATATACACTTGGTTTTTTAGCTTTTCCATCATCATCGTGTTCTAGTGTGTTTTCATCCATATATTCAACAGGTGTTGATGCTCTTAAAGTGTTTGATTCCATTGATAACGATTGGTCTAAATCATCAAATATATCAACTCTCCCCCTAAACATACTTACACCACGCTTTGTTTCATCATCTATTTCACGCATACATGGTATAGCTAGCATAAAAGGTAAATCATATACATTTCTTTCTTTTAACCCTTTTGTTTGTTCTATTGAATCAAGTTTACACTCTACAAAACCTCTTTCACTATCATTTCTAAATAATGTGTATTCAATTATGCTGTATGTTTTAAAACCGCTTTTAATAAGGTTTTTGTGTCTTTCTGTTGTTCTTCTTTCAACGCAAGTGTAAATCTCGCCATCTACTTCATAACGCTTGAATATTAAAACGGCTGTTATTTTATCGCCTACAAATTCATATTGGCAATCTCTACCATCTACATATTCTAAAATAGGATGTTCGCTTAATTCACTATCTATATTGATAACAAAAGCACCATCGCCTATTACAGCATCTAATCTCTTTTGTTTACTAAATGTTGAAAGTGCATTGTTTGATTGTAATATACGCTCTAATTGATTATTTTGTGCTTTATCTTCTAACTTAAACATTGGATCACCTATTGCTCTATCAATAAATGTTATTGTTTGTCTAGGTAATCCGCTATGTGTTCTTTTAATTCCATTTTCACAAGCGCTTGTAGTCCAATAAAAACCAACCCAATTATGTGCTAAATATTGATTCATAATGTTATATAGTCCATTTTGCACTATACCTCTACTATAAAACCACATTAAATAATCACTATTGCCTTTATACCATAAATAATTTTCTTCTTGTTCTATTGCAAGTTGTAAGTCCTGCATCTTATTAACGGCTCTTTGTATGTATTTATTCTTACATTGACATACACGCCTCATAAGTGCATTTCTTGTTTCGCTTCTATAATCAAGCCATGTATATATACTCATTTATCTATGCTCCTTTCATCATTCTTGTTAATTCTCTTATGTGTGGTGTTAAGCTATAACACAAACTATCATAGTAGTCCATTTCTAATTGGTTTTCATCTAGTGGCAAACCATCCTTTTCGTTGTAAACCAACTTTTTAAGGCTATTTAGCGTGTTTTTGCTATTAGGTGTAAAATGTATTCTTCTTTGACTAATAAGCATCATAACAAGCTCTAAACGTGCTTTACGCCCTTTTTCATCGCCAAACTTCATACACTCATTTACTTTACCCCTTAAACATTCCATTCTAGCATTTATAATTTCACGCCTTAATGTTTCTAGCATTAACTGAATAGCACCATAACTATCCATCCATACACCATTAAATCTAAACTTATCATAAGCATCATACCACTGTCCTATTTTATTCGTTAGTTCATTTACTAAATCATTTACTTCGGTTGCTCTTGCTTGGTATGATTCTATAACATAAACATCTGTATAACCTCTTTCAATGGCTGTAAGAGTTAATATAGTGCCTCGCTTTATATCGTTATTTCCTATATCTAGTCCTATATCATAAAAGATAGTTCTATTTCTATCAAACTCTTTCATATATTCGTTATCATTTGCAATCTTAAATATAATTCCCTCTGCCCTCATTCTTATTCCCTCAATCTTGATGGCATACCAGAAGCTTTGAGGATTATATATTGATTTTGCATCCGCTATCTTATCAGGTGTCATTATAGGATTATCAACCATAGTCCAATGTGTATAGTAATAACCCTTTTTGTTAGGATATTCACACATATCACTATATATGCTTGGTGGTATAGTTCCTAGTGGCTTACAGTAATTTATATATTCAGTGTAAATCCAATGTGATGGATCATCTCCGTTTAAAGTCCAAATAGTAAAAGGGTTTGTAGCACTAACTTGTCTGCTAAAACATTCATCAATAAACATTTTACTTGCTATGTTTACCTCATCTACTAAAATACAGCCTAATGTTCCACCTAACACTTTTTTCCATGTGTTCTCTTTTTCATATCCTGCTAATAATATTTTTTTCTTTCTGTTCTTTGTATCTCTAAATGCTACATAATAACCGCCTATTTTATCTTTTTGTAAATTACATAAGTTAGGATAACGCTTTAACAAACCTAACCCATTACTATCTAAAATATTACGATTTATAGCATCATAATCTTTACAAGCTATTAAATGGTTTCTTTCAATGCTCTTATTTACTCTTTGAATAAAAACCTCAATCGCTGTTATTGTCTTACTACTTCTAATAGTTCCCTCAAATACAAATAATCTAGTGCTATCTTGTAAACCTACATATAATGCTTGTTTTTGTTTTAAACCACTTAAATTAGGTTTATTCCCCTGCATTATATCCCTCAATTTCTATTGGTGGTGTATCTTCGCTTATCTCTTGAAGTTCTTGTTGTTCTTGTTCCATATCACTATTTGTTGTATCTTCATAAGCACCATACATTTTATTCAGAATATCAATAGCACTTATTCTATCTCTTGTTTGAGATGAATTGTTTATTTTCTTTTGTATCTTTCCTGCTTCAATGATTGTTTCTTCACTTGCTTCTCCTCTTGCAATTTGAATAAGTGTTAGTATTGATTCAGTTAATATCTTTTGTTTGTTTAATTTGACTTCGCCTAATAATTGGTCTATACACGCCCTTATGCCCTCTTTTGTCATAAGTTTTGAGGCTTTTGTTCTAGCTGTATGCCTATTGGTTGTCTTGTAAACATTGATGTATGCTTGTGTTTGGTTGCAATAACATGCAATGTATTCTTGGCAAAACATAAAATCTTTGTCGCTTAAATTGAAATCTTTTGCAACACACATAGCATCATCTCCTTTACTTTAATATAGTTAATAGTCTTTATTATTCTTGCTACTATGTATTACTTAAATATATATAATAAACTTACTAATAAGTTATATGCTAATATATAAGAGATAGATAAATGATAAATTGAGGTTTTATTTATAGAATTGTCGTAGCTTATATGTATTCTATCTCTTATAATCAAAAAAGAGCCGTTTGGCTCTCTTTGGCTGTGATAATTTTTAAAGATAGTGTTTTATCCTTTCTTTTGTATTTTTTTGCGTAAACTACAATTATAGGATAAATCTACACTCTAATAATAACATACTTTGTAAATACTTTTTATAGCATTTATCTTGCATTTTCGCTAAATATTTCACTTTTTATATTCGCAATGCTAGATTTGATTTTATTAATCTTTTCAATTATCGTTTTCCTTTCTCTAAATATAGTGGATATTTCAAACCCTAATTCATTCGCCACTGTTTCGCAACTTCTACCCTTAATAAAGGTTTCTTCAAAAATATATTGTTGTCTTTCAGTTAATACAGAGTTTATTTGCTCTTTCTTTTGTGTGAGTGTATCTTGGTATATATTAAGTAATTGTTCTTGTTGCACTATTTGTGCCGTTAAGCATTGTATATTAAATATTTGTTTTTCTTCACTCTCTATAATACCGCCCTGCACTTTTTCTCTTTCATAATCAACGCTTCCCACAGGTTTAGGAGCTTGTTTTAATAGTTCCTTTTCTCTTAATCGTTTTAACTTTAATATTTCAGCTTCTACTATGTTTATACTTGCTAGTTCATATAATAAGTCCATCTCAATTTTATTTTTCATAGTTCTACAACCTCCGCCATTATTGAATCCCCTATATAACAACGTGCTTGTTTAATAGCATCTTCTTTTCTACTAAATACCATAGAGCCTATTAATTTCTTAATGGTTTTTTTCTTGGTTTTCTTAATACTGTAAATCATCACTTTATATTGCATGGCTTCCCCTTTCTTATATGCTTCATAATTTTATTAAAAAGTTTTATCCCTTTGAAATCTACTAAAAACAATACTCTCTTACCGCCATCAAAAACGTATGGATCATAGTGTAGTGTTCTTAATACGTTATCTTCTTCACTTCCTATTTTTACCATTAATATATCGCCTTTTGCATCTTTCATCAGTTTACCTCGCTTTTTATAATGAGTTTTTTTATTGCTTCTTTTATGTTATTCGCACTACCTGTCGCAATGCATTTTGTCATATCTTTCGTTTCTTCTAGATAATCGGTTAAAACATAATAGCCTTTGTGGTCTTGGCTTAACATATAATGAGTATTGCCTATTATGAAGTGGTAGTATTTCAGTGTTATAGGAAATAATGTTCCTTTTCTTTCAAAACTTTCTATGAATTCTGTGTTTTTCTTTAAAAAGTCTATCATTTATATTCCTCCCTATGTGTTTTAATGTGATAGATGATATCTATATAGGCTTGATATTGTCCTCTACATAATAACGCCTCGTTCTTATATTCGTTTGGCTTTTCCATAAACCTATTGTAATCGTTTAAAGCAGATTCACTTTTCTTCTCTAATAATTCAAGTAAATTATCCATTTTTTACCCTCTCTTTGTCTATAAATACATAAACATAACTATAACCTGTTATTTTATTCATATTACAACCTCTTTGCTTATCCCATATTGGATTTTCAAATTCTGCTTGTCTTTCTATTTTTTCTATTAAGTGATTTTCTAATTTATGTTCTTTGATAACTTCTACAAGTTCGTTTCCTGTTAAAAGTTCAACAGTTATGATAATTACTTTTTCTTGCTTAACTTTATCCATTGTTTACCTCCCAAATATATGTTTTATTCTCTTTTCTTCCTTTTTTTAAGTTATTACTAATATAGCCTACATCTTTATTCATTTCTTTACTTGCTAACGACATACTCCTAAATTCTTTAATTACTTTTGTTTCTTTATTAATAAGAATTGTCTTTTTTTGAGTTGTATATAGCCCATCTTCAAATCCTTTTCTTATATTTTCGGCTCTACTGCACCATTCTAAATTCTCTACTTTATTATTTAATCTATTCCCATCAATGTGATTAACAGTTAAATTAGATTCTCCATAAAAAGCAGATGCAACCAATCTTGCTACCAAATAATATTTACATTTATTGTTATTCCATAAACAAACTTTATATCCTGAATTATCAGTTTTTGCTAACCTCAATTTTAATATTTGTTGTTTCCAAAAATGATTATTACTATATCTATCACAGCTTCTAACTCTACCTAAATTACTTACTTGATATCTTCCCTCATAATGTGGTATATCTTTCCATACTTCTACCAAGGTAAATCATCGCTTTCTTCTTGTTGTTGTGGCTTCTCTTGTTTAGGTTGTTCTTTTATAATTTCTACTTGATCCACATAAACCACTATTTTACTATGTTGTCCGTTGTCATCTTCCCATACATCTTGTTTTAAACTACCCTCAATGGCAATTTTAGAGCCTTTTGTTCCATACTTGGCTATTTTATTAGCACAATAATTAAAAGCCTTAAAATCAAAGAAATTAGTTATCTCATTATCGTTCTTATCTTTTCCCATATATACAGCTATTGTGTTTGATAAAAACTTGTTATCATTTCCTTTAAGTTCTATATCTTTTGTGATTCTACCTGTTAAATATATTTTATTCATTATTTTTCATCCTCCCATTTTTCATCAATTTCTTTATTACAATAAAGACATTTACCCTCTAATGAATAGTAAGTAAAACCCTCACTAAATCCTGCAAAAATCACTTGTTTGCAATAAGGACAATATATTTCTATGTTTCCATTCGCCCTATATCTTAACTTTAATTTTTTAGGTTTCACTTTATACGCTCCTTTATCTTCATATTTCTTTCTAGTGCTGATAGTGTATGTGCTATAAATAATAAACTATCTTCTCTAAAAACGTGATATAAATTGTCTTTGACTTTGATTTCTATATGATGCTTACGTTCTAAATCTCTTATAATTTCTAGTGGTGGTCGCCTTTTAAGTGTTCCATACGGCATTAATAATCTACCATCTTTAATTCTTTTGCTTGTCATTTTTATTCTCCTTTAAAATGTAATATTCCATTTCTCCACAATCGCAATATTTTCTCGCTATGATGCACTCATCTAATCGTTCGGCTGTTCCTTTTTCATACTTGCCACTTGCTAAACTAAAATCGTATGTATCAAGCCAATCCATAAAAAAGTTTTGTTCCCATTTATCTACACCATAATCTTGTAAAAACTTTTTGTATGTTTCTTTATCTACTTTCTTAAATCTCTTCATATAATTTTTGTGGCTATCCATTTTTATTTTTCCCTCTTTCCCCCTAAATTATAAGCTGTTTCAAATACATTTTTACTTAATATAACAGGCTCTATATAAAATGATTTTTTTATTGTTAAATCGTGTGGTTCAAATATTGTTTCACTATTTCTTTTTTTATATTCTTCAATAAGATATCTTGTTGTTCTTACATAATCCTCATAAGTATTATATTTATGATTGTAAATATCTATAATATCTTCTATCATAAGTGATTCTTTTTTCTTTTCTGCCTCCCTATACATTTCAGCCATTAAATCACTAAAATTAAAATCACACTTAAACGCCTCTTGTATTTTGTTTCTTATAATGCTGTGGTCTAATATTTCTTTTTCTTCTAATTCTTCATCAAATATGCTATTCTTTGTTTCTTTTTCGTTTTTTGTCATATTTCATTAACTCCTTTTCAAGTTCATTATTTCGTTCCTGTAATTGCTTAATCTCGCCTTTAAGCTCTACATTGATATTTCTTAATCGTGTTATATTCTCGCCCATTATACCAATTAATAGGAAAATAAACCCAACTACTAATATACAAAAAATTGCTATTAAACCTGCTAACCAACTAGGCATTTTGCATCATCTCTTTCAATATTTTCTTTCTTATTTCTATTGTTTTTTCACCATTTAGGATTTTGCATAGCCATTCAGGGCGGATAGAGATTAAGACGTAAGGGCAATCAAATATATAGTTTTTATACTTATCTACTGCATTTACACTATAATCAACTAAACACATATTTTGTGGAGCAGTTTTTACTCTATTGTATTGTGTCCCCTCTAAATCTTTCCTATATTGATTTAATAAAACTAAATCTTTAATATCTCTTGGCTTATCAAATATATTTAAGTTTTTAATGTGGATTGCATAACCTGTTCCGTTCTCTAAATATCCATATAATTGTCCGTCAGTTAAACAACTTTTTTTACATAAATCTTCTTCACTTAATGTATCAGTTAAGATTTCCTGATAAAAACTTCCTATTGCAATATCGCAGTTTTCTTCAAAATATATCTTTTCTATTTCAAAATCACATTCTGCTATGATTTTTCCGTTAAGTGCTATTGATTTCATATCTTGTTTATCAATGTAGCATAAACTTTCTCTATCGCTTGAAATAAAATATTTAGTATTTAAGTTCATTGAATATGGTTTTTGTTTAGTGCAATATAACAATAGTTTCATTTTCTTTTCCCTGCCTTTTTCTTTCGTTTCAAACTTGCTTTTTTAGATGTTGCATATTTTTTATAATTTTCTCTTGATTTACTTGCTTCCATTTCTTGAAAAAACTTTATGTCATCATTTATTTTGCCTATATTAATATCAAACATATCTCTCATTTTCTAACCCCTCCTTAAACTTTTTATATTCATTTGCATCTAACTGAATATGAATAGATGCTCCTGTATCTTTGCTTTCAATATAAATACTTTGCTTATATATGGTTTTCCATAAGCAACTTGACTAAAATTGCCTACATACATTGTGTATTTTGTTATTTCGTTTTGATATATTTTTCTTGTATTGTAATATCTTAAATCTAATTCATTATTTTTAGCAATCATTGTTATTGTTGAAATATCGTTAGGTGTAGGTATTATTTCTATTTCCCAATTTTTATATACTTCTTTATACATTATTTATTCCTCCTTTATATAAGCATTTTCTATTTCTTTAAACTTGATCCATTAAATCAAATATGTTTAATTGTATATCTTTAACTTCTGTTATCAGCAAATTATTTATTATAGCTTCTAACACATTTACTACTATGCTATTACCTGCTTGTTTGTATAATTGTGCGTTAGAATTTACTTTACTTGCTTTTTCAAATGCTTCATCATCAAACCCCATTAATCGCCAACATTCTTTTGGTGTAAGTTTTCTAATTGCTAAATCATATACAGCGTTAATTGTGCCATGATTTTCTTTAATTGTAGGAGCAATGCCGTTTTTATCAACTATTCTACTTGCTTCATGATTGCTAGGACTATAATTTCCTAAAACAACAACACCACCATCTTGTTGAGTGTTTATTGTTTGTGCCATATCTTTTTGCACTGTTCCTCTATGTGTAGCCATACGGCTTGATATATCAACACCATCGCCCTCTTGTGCTTCTAAATAACCTTTTTGTGTTGCATTTTTCACACAAATATATTTATCGTTCCTAAAATCTACACCATTATCTATTGCACTTGCTATTTCTTCATTTACTTTTCTATTGTAGCCATCTATAAACATTCCCTCTTTAATTTCGTTTTGCTCTAATGTTTCTTTTAAATGCTTATTTATTGCTATATATGGATTAGCACATGTATTTATAGCAGGACTACTACTACTACTACTATATATTCTATTTTGTGTTCTGTATTGGTCGGTACTTCCTTTACTTCCTACACCGCCTAAAAGTTTTACCTTTTTTAAATCAAAATCATCAGCTACATTTTCACACACATAGTTTGAGGCATCGCAGATGCGATGCCCTTCCCCTGTGTTTAGAGTTGTTGCAACGCTTTTATTTATTGTTGATTCGCCATTATTTCCGCTCCATTTTTCATTGTTAGCACAAATGTAGTTCATCATTTTATCACTTAAAAAATATTTTTCATCAACTTCTTTTTCTAGTAAATCCCTTAATCTTAATTCTAATTTTTGTTTTGGTGGAAATGTAAATTGCCATTTTATATCATTTCTAATTGATATAGTAAATATTCTTTCTCTGTTTTGTGGTATTCCATAATCTTTGGCATTTAAAACTTTATAATTGCTGACATATCCTAATTGTTCTAGTTTGATTAAATACTTTGAAAAATTATGATGATGTTTTTTGCTTATAAGGTTTTTGACATTTTCCCATATAACATATTTTGGTTTCAGTTTCTCAATGATTCTAATAGTTTCGTACATCAATGAGCTTCTTGTTCCACTACCCTCATCGCCACCTTTATTTTTTCCTGCTGTTGAGAAATCTTGGCAAGGACTACCATGCATTATTAAATCTACTTCTATATCTTTATCCCACTTACATATATCTTGTGGTTGAAAGTTAGTATTATGTATAGCGTTATAAGATTTTACAGCATATTTATTTATTTCTACATAGTCGGCTATTTCATAATCTATTTTTAAGTGATCCAATGCTCTACTAAACGCTCCTATGCCACCGAAAAGCTCTAATATTTTCAATTTTTCATTTGCCATTCTTATCCCTAACCCTTTCTATAAACTCTAAAATCTTTAATATTTCGCCTTTTTCGTTTAAACTTGATAAAATATACTCATTCGCTTTAAAAACGATTTTTAAGCCGTATTTCTTATTTTTTATTTTTAGTTTCATTTGTCGCCTCATCTATAATTACTTCTTTTATTGTGCTACCCATTATTTTGTCGGTGTCTATAAGTTCTATTTTTTCTGCTCTAAATAAACCTTTGTTGTCAAAACACTCTACTAAAAAATTAGCTTTTTCTTCACTATCAACTATAACTCTATGCTTTTCTTTCCATTCCTCTTTGCTGTAAATTGGTGTTATGTGAAAGAATCCACTTTTAAAATTAATTATTCTTGGTATCTCTAATTCATAAAATTTAACCATCCATAATTTCATTCGTTCATCACATCCCATATTGTCATTTGCTTTTCTATTTTGTTTGACAATCTATATCCTATTCTTCTATATTCATCATATACAGGTTTCCATAATATCTCGCATTGCTTGTATTCGTTAGGTAATAGTTCTCGCATTACATCTAATTGATTTTGTAAATCTAGTGCAAAAGGGCAACCCTTACAACCTGTTCTTTTAAAACTATAAGGTGGATAGTATAAATCGCATAATTTAATTTTGTTAATATTTAGGAATTGATTTTCCCAATCTTCATTTACAACCAACAATGGATGGAACATTACTAATTGATTATTTTTTTTTATTACACAATTTATATTTGCTCTTTGTCCTCCTTCTTCTTTCCTCATACCTGTTAAACATACAACCCTTTTGCTTTCTTTTTGCCACCTATGAATTAAATCTTTTTTTAATTTATTACAACATAAATGAGAACAATGTAATTTAAAGTCAGGGGTAAATTGATATTTTAACATTTTTGGACACTTATATTTACTTTTAAAATTGCCATTATCGTTTTCATCTAAATACATCTTCAAATAATGAGTAATTTTGTTGCCATTATTATGATATTGTTCTAGTTTTTTTGAATGTTCTTTTGATTTAAACGGATATCCATACTTTTCTAATGTTTGCTTTATATTCCTTGTTTGATTTAAAATAATAATTCTATCATCAGTTTTAGCCAATTCTTTAACGTATTCTCTAACCATTTTATATTCAATGCCTGTATTTGCATAAACTCTTGGTATATTGTTATTAGGTAAAGCCATATCAATTAAGTAATGTAAGATAGTTGAATCTTTACCACCACTAAAACTTATATAAGCGTTATGCTCTAAATCGTATTGTTCGTTTATCGCTTGTATTTTTGCTATTCTATCTTCTAGCATAAATTCATAATCGGTCATATCTTCTCGCCTAACCTTATCTTATAATCTCGTATTATCTCTAATAACTTATTTATCTCTTTTTCTTTCTTATGTAGTTCACGCTGTAAATCTTTTACTTTTTCTTCTGCTAAATAACATTTGTTAAAGATTCTATCGAATTCTTGCTGTTCTACCATATCTATACCTCCATATTGAATAAATCAATTTTTTCTTCATCATGTATAATCACATTTTCTATCCTTTGTTTTGCTATATTAAAATATTTTTCATCAATTTCTATTCCTATAAAATCTCGGTTTAGTTCTTTACAAGCTACACCACAACTACCGCTTCCCATAAATAGATCCATAACAAGTTCATTTTCTTTTGTGCTGTTTTCTATAAAGATTTTGTTAAGTTCCACAGGTTTTTCAGTAGGGTGTGTTTTGCAACCTATCTTGTTATCTATTTCTAATAAATTCTTGCTAGATGTATTATTTATTGTTTTTGCGTTCCCTTTACGCATCATCAATATAAACTCACAACTATTTAGATAATATCTATTTGGTAATGCGTTATTTTTCTTCCATACAAGTAATTGTTGAAATATAAAACCTACTTTTTCAGCTTCTACCCATAGGTCTTTTAAATTAAGTGCGTTGATATATATATATATATATGCGTTCTTTCTTTTAAAATGCGGTAGCACTCTGGCAACCACTCTTTAAACTCTATATCATTATGCTTAAATATTTTTCCTGTTTTAACATTCTCAAAAGTTTCAGTATCTTTTTTATTAAATATTCCACCCCATTTATCAATATTGCTACAACCACCACTTACAATGTGATAAGGGCAATCAGTTAATATGAGGTCTATTGATTCACTTGGTATAGTTTTTAATACATTTAAGCAATCATCATTGTAAAGTTTCATTATTCATCATCTTTCTTTAAAATTATTAATCTATCCATTTTTAAGTATTTAGCTAATTCGTTATAGTTTAAATCTGCATCTTCTTTATTATCAAAACTCTTATATACTGTATCGTTATTCATTCTAATTAAATATTCATCATGCAATTTAAACTTTTCTATCTTATTTACCATTTGTATTGTGTTTTGTGTTTCTAGTGCTATCATATTCTTTTAAGTCCTTTCTTATTTTCTGTAAGTTTTCTATAATTTCGTTGTTCTTATTTGACTTATCCCAACGTTCCTTTTTCCAATCTCTTAATCGCTTTAAGTTGTAATACTTGATAAGATATTTTAACGTTTCATCTTTTGTCATTATTTGTTCCTTTCATTAAAGGCTTTTAACCATTCATCTTCTAATAATTCGCTATCATCATAGCCTTTATTAAAATTAGTATTGCGTGTATTTTGTATTTTTTTCATCACATAAGCTATTGGATTTGCTTTATCTAAATTGTTTTTGATTTCATCTATGATTAACTTTGAATCATAATTTTTACTTAATGCTTCTACTTGTGCTTGTTCCATCATTGTTAAGCATCTACCATATAGCATTTGCAATTCATTTAATAAATCCTGTAATTTGCTTATTTGTGCTTCCTCACACGCACACGCATTATTTAGTGTATCGTTAGATACACACTTATTACTATTTACTAATAACTTATTACTATTAACACACTCCGATTTCGGTTTCATAATCGCTTCCGTATTCGGTGTTGTTTCTATTTCGTTTTCGTTATCGTTATTTTGATATTGTTTACCGATTTTCATAAAACGTTCTTTCTTTTCTTCATATTTCTTTAAATCTCGTTTTAATATATCTTTACACATAATACATAACATTTTAGCCATTGGATCATCAGGATATTTTGGCTCTAAATCATTACAATATTTCAAACACCAATCTATCCATATTCCTTTTTGTTCTATTGTCATAATATCGGTATATTTTATCCAATCAGTATAAACTATAAATGCTTTCTTACCCTCTGCCATCTATAACCAACTCCTATGAAATAATTTAAACCACTTATCTAAATCGTTATGGTGTAATACTAACCATTCAGTTTGTGCCATTTGCTTAACCCTCAAATCTAACTCTTTATTAAAGTGTATTCCCTCATCACTCATATTGTGGTGTTTAGCACACAAGTAAATTGTTAATCCCTCTTGGTCGCTTATTTTTCTATGAGCTACGCCACTAAAAACGTGATGGCAATGAATATTTTTAATAGTTCCACAAACAAAACAGCGTTTACTACTTTGTAAAATGCTATTCATTTTATTCCCCCTTAACTAATTTTTATATAAGCCTTAACAGGTGTATATTTTTTGTATTTCTCTACATCAATTTGTGGATTGTCTTTGAATAAAGTTTCATAGTCTATTGATTCTTTATCTTTTGGCATTACTTTTGTTATTGTTAATTTATTACCATCGTTTTCAAGTTCAACCTTAATAAGTCCACGTTGATCCATTTCTTTTAATACGCTTGATTTAAAACTTGCTATTTTATTTTCAAGTTGCTTTTTAACATCTTCAACGTTTTTTAATTGTGCTTGTAATTGAAATAAAGCGTTGATTTGTTCTTGTTCTAATAATGCAACTTCATAAACCTTATCGTTGAAATAACTATCTATTAATTTCTCGCATTCTTCATCACTCTTTAAAGGTATATCAATAACTTCAAATAAATCAGGTCTAATATGGATGCAAGTTGCTTTTTCAATGTTTTCTTTAAGTAAGTATCTATATAAACTTAATTGCCAACTTACAGAATCTTTATGCACTTGACTTGTTGTTTTTATATCACTTATAACTAACTTTCCGTTTTGCGTATAAATTAAATCTATGCTTCCTGCGAGTTTGTCATCATGCACTCTATATTCACTAGCTACATAATTGATTTTGTTTTTCTTGCTCCACTTGATAAACTCTTGTAATTCATCAGCAATTCCAATTTCATCAAACTTACAGTAAGTTTCAATTTCGCTATGCACCATTTCGCCATAGTCTATGGCTTTCTCTAATACTTTTTCATTTACGCTTTCATAACTTGGACTAATTCCCATTTCTTTTAATAGTGTTGTAATAGATAAATATCTTTCAACTTTTCTACTACTATAAATATGCTTATTGTCGGTAAAATCTGCTGTGAAATTAATCACAGCATCATTTACTAATCTATCTTTGTGTGTGTCTAGTAAAAATGGATTTATCATTTTTTACGCTTCCTTTCTTTGCTTGATTGTTGCATCTAGCTTATCAATAATAGTTGCTAGTTCATCGCTCTTTAAATCTTCAAATGTTTCTTTGTTAAACTTTTTAGCATAATAGCTCATAGCCTTTGGCAAGTCATCATATCCTAGTTGATATAATTTACTAACAATCGTATCTCTTAAACGCTCTAATATTTGCATATTTGCTTTTTCTTCTTTAATGTTCTTATCATCCATTTCTAAATCAAATGGTAAATCGCTATCGTTTACGATTTCTTGTGCCTTTTTAGGCGTTTTTTCTTCTTTTGTGATAATTTCCTTTTCTTCTATTTTAAAGTCTTTATTTTCGCTTGTTTTTGATTTATCATTTTTTTCTATTTCTTTTACTTTCTTTGTGAAAGCATCTGTATCAGCATCTTTGTTATCATCAAGTTTTAATAAACCATTCAAAGCATACTTTCTAGCATAACTACTTGATGCTCCAAATGTTTGTGATAAGTCCATACCCTTACGCTCTTGTATTCCTGCTTGTGCTTTAACAAATATATCTTTTTCTGTTTCTGTATCAATAATTCTTGCGGTTGCTTCTACATATACCCATCCATTTGATGTTTCTTTAATCTCATCACTTAATAGGATTACAACTCCTAACTTTTCACAATAAGGTTGTAAGGCTTGTAAGATATCTTCACAACTTCTATAATTGTAATTTCCAAAACTATTTTTTTGATTTTTTGCTACGCTAATTGTTGCTTGTATTTCACTTAATTTTTTTAATATTTCTTTCATATTTTTAACCTCTTTCTTCTAATTCTTTTATTGCTTCTAAACAACTTAATCTTTTAACTTTTCTTCTATCATAAAAGCATGATCCATTGTGTTTAGTAATTGCTAATTGTCTAACCTGTGATGCTACGTTTGTTCCACACCCTAAATACTGTTTGATGTCTTTTAAGTTCCAATATATTTTATCCATTATTTAAACACCTCTATTGTGTCTTTTTCTTGATTCCAAACAATTTGAGTTTGTTTATCTAATTGGATATTATGTGCTTGTTTAAAATATCTTTTTAATCTTGATAAGATTTCTACTTTTTCAAGTTCTAAATACTTATCAGCTTCTTCTTTTGTGGATGCGAATTTAATACCTTTACGATTTGTAATTAAAATACGTTTGATAGTGTCATCTTCTTTAATTGCTTGTAAATCACTTGTAAGTGTTCTTGTATTTTCGTTTTCATAAAGTCCGCTTTGTTTCATTATTTCTTCTCTACTTAAAAAATCAGTTTGTTCTTTTAAAAACTCATATAATCTCCATTGTCTAGTAATTAATTTTTTACTCATTTCTATTCCTCCCTATCTTGTAATAATAAAATCAGTATTTAATAATCTTGCTAGTTCTTTTAGTTCTTTTAATGTAAAATCAATTTTGCCGTTTAATTTTGAATTTGCTGTGGCTAGTGATACGCCTAACCCCTCCGCAACATCAATTTGTTTTAATCCTTTTTCAGCCATTAACCCTTTTACTTTTTCTAGTGTGAATTCTTGCATTAATCATTACCTCCTTCAAATTCAATAAAATCGTATTCAATACAACAAATAAAATGTTTATTTGAATAAATACTAGCTATCTTACACCACTCACAACTTTCATCTCGTTTAATATCACTAGCATAACCACTAGCGATACATTTACCATCTTTATAAATCTTAAATTCTTTCTCTATCATTCTTTTTCTGCCTCCATATCTCCTGCTAAATCAAAGTAGAAATCTGATTCATAACCATCATAATCAAACTCCTCTATTTCTTCTTCATCATCATCTTCATAACGTGGATCAAAATCATATTCATTTAATGATTTTCCTAAAATAATTGTTTCTTTTCTCATTTAAATAACCTCCTTAATGTTTTCTTTTCCTAATTGTTCTATAACCATTTCTAATGTGTTTTTTGCTTTTGAAATCCAAATAAAAGAGCAACCATTTTCCCATTTAACTATAAAATGTGTGTTGCTCTCTTTTGTATCTACTATAACCATAATTAATCACTCCTTTTAGTGTTTTGCAATTTCTTTTATCACATTGCAATTTTATTATATATTAGTTTTTTGCAATTTGCAATACTTTTTTGCAATTTTTTTTAAAACTTTTTTAATTTTTTTTATAAAATGTATAAATTATGCTATTTTTTAGCAATTTTTCTATGTTTTTTTGTTATAATAAAAGTAGGAGGTGGATAATATGAATAGACTTAAAGAAATAAGATTAAAAAAGGGCTTAAAAGTTAATGAGGCTTGTAAACTCATAGGCATTTCAGCGTGTTATTTATCTCAACTTGAATCAGAGCAACGACAAATAAGTAGTTCAATGATGAAAAAGATTTGTAAAGGCTATAATGTAAAGCCAAATGATATACTAGAATATGATGATTTTATATTAATTGATGAGGATAATAGAGAGTTCAGCGAAACGGATATAAAAATATTAAACATGCTTAAAGCGTTAAGCGATAGCGATAGAGATGAATTATACACGTTTATTGACTATTTAATCTATAAGCATCAAAAACGCATAGAGGATATCGAAAATGGTAAAAAAGGAAATTGATGGCTCTTGGTCTTACCGCTTCTATTCAAATGGTAAAGACTATCGCAAAAAAGGTTTTAAAACAAAAAAAGAGTGCATAGATGCAGAAAATAAAAAAAGAGCGGAAATTAAAGGCTTTGTAATTGAAACCAATAATTTATCCGCTCTATGTGAAAACTATTTAATTAAGCGTAAAAGTAAAGTCAAATTAGCTACTTATAAAAAAGATGAGATGATGCTAAATAAATATTTCTTAAACTCTTTTAAATCAGCAACTATTGTAAATACCTTTACAATACAAAAATGGAAAAATGAAATTATAAGTCTAGGTTTTAAAGAGGAATACACAAACCAAATTATAAAAACTTGTAGAGCATTTTTGCAATACGTTAAGAATTACACTTACATTGATCCACTTGTTATTGATGAGTTAGACATCGTAAAGTTCTATGAGATAAAAGAAGAAATGCAAATATGGAGTGTAGATGAATTTAATAAGTTTATAAGTGTTGTAGATGATGAGTATTTTAACACACTGTTTACAACTCTTTTTTGGAGTGGTTTAAGAATCAGTGAATTAAGAGCTTTAACGCATCAGGATATAAAAGACAATTACTTATATATTAACAAAAGATTAGATAGTAAATATTTAAAAGATTTTACCACTTTAAAAACGGCTTCTAGTTCTCGTAAAGTTTTAATGCCATCGTGGATCATAGAAAAAATAAAATCAGTTTGTTTAGAAAACTTACTTTTTCCTACAAGTGAAACGCACATAAGAAGAAAGCTAAACGAGTATATTAAGAAAGCACAGGTAAAACCAATTAGAATACATGATTTTAGACATTCACACGCATCTTACCTTTTTAGCAATGGTATAAACATAAAATCTATCTCACAACGTTTAGGGCATAGTTCAATTTCTATCACGCTTGATACATACGTTCACTTATTACCAGATAGTCAAAACGAGATTTTAGACTTAATAGAAAAAGAAAAAAAATAAGAGTATCAATAGACACTCTATACAAAAACTTTCGTTTTTCAATTCTACCTATATTTTACTATAAAAATAGCACTTTTTCTACACTAATTCGGCATTAATTCGGCACTCTAAAATAAAAACGGCTTTGTTTAGCCGTTATTTTTATTATGGCGGAGTAGGAGGGTAGATAAACTAACCTTTTACAACGTTTTATAATGATTAAATATTCTTTTATATTACTACTAAATATATATAATATTGTTTTATGCTCTTTTAAAATAATTTGGCATTAATTTGGTAAAAGAAAAACACCACTATATGAAAGTATATATTGAAAAACATTTTAGGGGAGTGTTTTAAATTAAAGAGGTTTGTGGTGTTTCTCTTGAAATGATTAATTTTTACTAGACATCTATATTATAGCATAAGTTTTTACTGTTGTCTTGATATTATATATAATATAATATTTAAATCCTCATTTTTGCGGTTTTTTCGCATTTTTAAATAAAATAGGTATAAATTATAAGGCAATAAAAAAAGAGGGCTATTTTTCACCCTCTAATTTTTGTTTAACTATTTCATTTATTTCATCATAGCAATTTGCATTTTCTATACATATTGTTGAGATATTAACTCTTGTATTTAATGCGGAGTTTAAATCTTCTCTTATAACTTTTTGTCCGTTATTTAATCCCCATGTAGTTCCCATTACAATAGCAAATGCGTATGATCCAAGCATAAACCATAAATCAGCACTATTTCTAACATTGCCATATAAACAACTCCAATAAGCACTTATAAATGTTAAAGCTATCCAAGTAGGTAAAGCACGTTTCATAGATACAGCAAATAGTGAGAATTTAATATCATCTTCGCCATATTTATTTTTCTTTGACTTTCCTACAAATAAATCATTGTATCTTACATCACTATATTTATTTTGATAACTTACTAAATGATATTCTTTTACAAGTTCATCGTAAGCCTCATATTGTTTATTGTTTAAACGATTGATAAGTGAATCTACCATCCTTATACGTTCATCGTATTTCTCACGTTTAATTTTATCTTTTGGCTTTTCAGGTGTAAGTTTATCATTTTTCCTGTGTAAGATTTCTAAATAGATTTCAAATGATTTCTTATAGTTATAATAGTGTATTGCTTCTATAACATCTTCTTGCTTACGAGTTTTAATAATTGCTTTTTTACGTTCAGTAAGTAATTTGTCTAAACTTGCTATATCCATATTTTCTGCTTTTTCTTTTTCACTTGCATATTTAGTCGCTACTACACGACAATAAATATTAAAGATATCAGTAAAAGCAAAAACAGTCCAATTCATCTTTGAGATATCAAACCCTGCATTAAATAAAGTTAAAAAGAAAGCTAGTAATGTGATAACTAATTCTTCTAACACAAAACTAACTAAACCCATATTAATATTTTTCTTTGGCATATTAAACCCTCCTTTTTGTCTAAAAGCCGTTTTTAATTTAAGTATAAGGAAATAGAGGGCTTATAAATAAAACCCTCTAAAATCCGTTAATTTAATCTTTTCCATTAAGTCCATAAACTTCTCTTGTATCAGCGTTCTTATGCTTATATACAAAATAAGGAAATGGATTAATAATAATTGCGATTGCTTCACTTATGATGATTTCTAAAAGTAAAGTCTGTATTCTATCAATATTGTTGTTTATAAGTCCACAAACAAAGAATAATAATATTAAAGGTAAAAGGATGCGTTGAAAACCTTTTAAAAGTTTTACCCAAGTTCTATACTTTACACTATACGCACTAATAACATAAGAGCATAAAGCATATAAACCAATGAATAGGATAAGTAATCCTACAATCGCCCATCCTGTAAAACGCAATTCATCTTCTTTAACAAATAAATGATATTTATTGTTTATGAAAATAATAGGTAGTATTACAGCAAATAAAAACCACCCAATAGCTAAACAACAAAAAGTAGATTCTTTTTTCGCAAAATCAATGATTTTCTTTTTTAGGTCTTGCATACGCACACCCCCTAAACTAAATCATTTAAAGCATCTATATTCTTTAAGTTTTCGTTTACTTTTTCTTGTGTTGTTTGTTCTTGTTCTACTTGTTCTACTTTTTCAGCTTCTATCTTATCAGTATCTAATATTTCTTCTTTAACAACTTTCTTATAAAGGTCTATGATTTGTCTAGTTTTCTCTAAATCAACACCGCTTTTAGTTGCTTCAATAAGTATCATATTAGAAATATTGTCTAAATCTTTTGTAAGGCTGTTTTTAAGGGTTTTTATTTCTTCCTCGTATTCTTTTATGAAGTTATCAATAAGAGCCTTATTTTGTGCCTTAATTTCCTCTTTTTCTTTCTTATCTTTCTTGCCTTTATAAACGTTAAAGAAAATGGAAAACATTATACTTAACACTCCCATAACTCCTACGCTACCTACAAAAGCTTCTACTGCGGATACACTACCGCCAAAAAATTGTTTAATTACTTCTATCATTTTTTAACCCTCCTTATTGTTTTTGATAGATTGCCCTTTTTATAGGTAAAGGGCTAAACCTTTATTATAGTGCATTGACTGTATCATCAATTAAATCAAAACTATTAAAGCCACCCCAATTTGCACTGCCGTCAGTTTGTTTTATTCCACTTACATAAAAATCATTACCATTTTTTACACAACCCCACGCATTATACACAATTTGTCTTGAATTAGATGTAAAACTTCCGCTTATTTCATAATATTTTGTATTTACTTGATTAATACCAATACTATCTAAAAAGTCTAATATTTGTGGTATTGTTGTAAATTGTGAATTACTATCATTAATTATTTTTAATGTTAACCAACAATATTCACCGCTTGAATATTTTTGTAATGATATATTATGTTGATATAATTGTTTACTAGCACCTAAAGTAATTGAAGAAATAGTCATTGTATTTCCTGTTGTATCAATAAGAAATTCATTTACTTTTACTTGATTATTAGTTGTGTCTAATTCATATCCTGTGAAAGATAATTTATTATTCATTGTATTTTCATTTTTAACTATAACTTGATGAATTACATCAGAAGCAGGTGGTATATCTAAATATAATACGCTAAAATTAGTTAATAATTCTACCTGTTTGGATGATAGATTTATTTCGTTTTGTGAAGAAAATTGACTAAACTCTATTAACAATTTAGGTATGTTATTTAAAGCCCAAAACTTCGTGCAAGTAAATGTGCCTAAATCTTCATTAATCATCATTAATTTATAACAATATCCATCATCACCTATTAGTGTATCGCCATCTTTTAAAGTGAAACCTCTCATATTATCAATATCTCTTAAATCACCCTCGTATGTAAAAGCGTTTAGATGTCTTAATGATGAAGCATTGTTTAATAGGTAGCATCCACTTGTTTCGCTACCGCCTCCGCCTCCACCTTTGGCGTTGTTAAATCCTGTTTTTATTGCCATTCTTACACCTCCTTATTATTAAGTGTCTTAATAGCACTTATTAGTTCTTTGATAACCTTATCTTGTTTATCTATTGTTTCTTGTAAGTCTTTTATTTGCTCTTTATAAAAGTTATCCATGCCTTTTAGGTATATTTCTAGTGTAGTGTTTAAAAACGGCATATCTTTTAAATCATCAATGATTACTTGCTCTCCGTTTTCCATTACTAGAAATACCTTTTTTGAGTATGATTTTTTCTTGAATTCGTTAAAAATATTTATATCCATATAGACACCTCCTATTATATTGTTTCTACATCATCAGTAAAGGAAAGATAAGGTGAGGGATTAGTTGCTCCGATATATGTTGATGTTGAGCCTGTATAATAAACAAATTGCCATTCATCAGTACTTTCAATATATCTTATTTTCTCAATAGGAATAGGAGTATTTCCACTTGAAACATATCCACTACAAAACTTACCATTTTGGCTTATCCACGAACGAATTGCATTTTGTGTGTATGCTTCAGCTTTGTCAGTTATTCTTGTTAATAATGCAACACATCTACTATTATTGTTTTCATTATAATAAACAAATCTTATATTATGTTGATATAATTGTTTACCACCAACTGCGTTGCCATCTAGCGTTAAGCCATTACTATCTAATTTTAAAGTATGGTCTTTTGTTTGCATTTCAATATATGCTTTATCACTATTTGCTTCTTTTAAAATCTTAACATAAGCATTATATTGTGCGGATTCGCCTGCTT